AAATTTATTCAGTATTTGAAAACGCCCCCCTTTGTCTTTACGGCTCACCAGAATCAGAAATATTTACAAGGTATACCAAGCTGAAAAGTGGAGTTAGAAGCACGAAGAGAGTCAACTGTAATGGTAATAAATCTGTTATCAGAGTTGCAATATGTGGCACACTTCTTGAAGATGGTAGCATATGCCAAGAGAAGAAAGCCGGATGGATTACGAATAGCCAGTGTAAAGAATGCCATGACAAGAGACACACTATTCAAATGCGTACTGCTTATCATACGAGAAAAACAAGCCCAAAGAAAAAGCAAAGAGTTATAAGTTCTATGTATTTTAAAACAGATAAGTCAGAGCCGTTTTTTAGTAGCAAGGCACTTAAAACAGCTTATTCTATTACCAAGTATTACCCTAAAGTTCCGGACTACCATTATAATAATTTGCCTGTTTTTGATACTTTTGATGAAATAGAGGCGTTGTTATAATTAACAATAAATAAAAAGGAGGAAGAGTAATGGAAATAACAAGTAGCACAGTATCAACAGACGGTATAATAATAGCAGAGAATCAAGAGTTTTTTAAAAATCTACCATTCAATTCAAAGTATGACGCTTGTATTTTTATGTATGGATCACAATTAAAAGCACCCTTTTCATTCTGGCAGACAAATAGAGACATAGTTGATGCTATAACAGGCGGTTGTGGCCCTGGTGGGTTCGGTGACAAGTTTGTACCTGATAAAATATATGGGTTGAGCGTAACTGCTGCCTGTAAGGTTCACGATTGGACATTCGGAGTATGGAATGATGAGGAATCTTTTAATGTTGCTAACGAATTGTTTAAAGAGAATATGTATATAATAATAAAGGAGCATGGTGGTTATAAGTGGCTTCAGTGGCTAAGAAGAAGAAGAGCATATAAATATTACTTAGCTGTAGCAAAACTTGGGATGAGTTCTTATCTTGATAATCACTTGAAGTATATTGTTTAATCTTTCTCTTTATGTAAGTATGCAATAATACCTATCACAAATGGGGCTATCATAGTCACAGCATCTCCGTATGTTAGTCCCTTAAATACTGTCATGAAATCTACTATCTTAACGTCTTGATAGATTGCTAAGAATCCTGATAAGATTGCTAATGTTCCTATGTTTGTGGACACTTGTGGCTTCTTCATTTATCTATCTCCTGTAAGTATTTAAGTTCAACGCCTTGCTCTGATATACAAGTCTTATTTGTAACAACAACACCGCCTGTTGCAATTAAAACAATAACTAAAATCATTATAACTTTCCAAAATGTATTAGTATCTAACTTTCTGTCCATCTCAGTATCTGACTTATCAATATGAGCTTGTATTTTATCGTCAAGTTTATCAATACGAGTGGTTACTTTTTCATCGAACCTATCAAGTTTCTTGCAAATATTCTCTACATTAGCTGCTGTTGTAATTAGTAAGTCGTGTTCCATGTTATTCCCTTTTCTTAATACTCATGTCTGATAGTTTGTTTAACCATTATAATAATGCTGCATGATATCTTTCTTTTCCGATTGTAACTATTGAAGCTCCTGTATAATGTATATTATCACCGACATCTGCTAATTCTTTACAAGTTGCTGTGTAAACATATTGATCTGTTATATATGTTGCTAAGTCATCAAAGACAACATTTTGAGCGTCCTCACCACCTTCTCTCAATTCTCCAACAATCATAGGTGCTGTAGCTGATATGGTACTCTCTGCTCTTAACTGAGACATAAGAGTGTTGAAGTCAGTAGCATAATCAGCGTTTGACCTCGCATCATCAGATTCCCCTTGATTCCAAAGAACATAATCCACAGTAGTTACAGAGCTACATGTCAATTCACTCATAGCAGAAGCATACCTTGTTGATGTTGTCCCTGAATCAACCCACTCTGAGATAGCCCTACTTCCAACTGCATCTAAAACAATTCTAACATTATCGCCTGTATCCACCTGTAACTGTTTTGCAAAGTGGAAAGCTATATTGTTATGGTCAACCCCACCCATACTGGCTAAATTAGGGTCTGCTACCTCCCATTTTTGTCCATTCCAAAAGAAAACCTTGTTATTTACTGTTAAATCGCCACCACCTGTGGCTTTTGACCCTACCATATTAGATTGCCCCATTGCAAGTATGGTCAACCCTGAATATGGAACAGCGTCAGGTCATGTGATTGTCTCCCACTCTGCCTGTGTTTTTGGGTCACGTGGATAAAATATTATTTTTGATATTACTCCATTAAATCCACCAGAACCACCCGCATTATATGATCCTATATATAAAGCGCCAGTACCAAAAGCACCATCGTATGTAGATGTAGATGATGATGAAGTGTTTGAAGTTATTTGCATAACTGATCCACCCCAATAAAATACCGATTTAGAATAACCAATTAAACCAAGAGGCATCGTCCTTGAATTAGTACCATCTGTTGCAAGTAAAGACCCATTTGTTGAATAAAGAATCCTTACTCCGTTCGCAAATATTTGTGCAATACCATTTGTGGTATCGTTTGGTAGTAGTTGTGATTCCACATATATAGCACCAGAAGTATTCGTTATTAAAGTAGCCATATTAGTTGCATCTGCCCCTGCAAAAACCTGTACTTCTTTTGTCGCTCCACCCTCTATTGGATGAACACTCACTAATGTTTTACCATCATCCATCTGCGCCCAATCAAGATAAACGGCATCTCCACTCGTAACAAGCCTAACTCCTAATTGTGGGTCTGTGACTGTTGGTAAAGTAGTCTGTGTCAAGTGCCAACCTGAGTCAGAATCAACCTGAGTAGTCACATCAACCCATGTAGCTCCATTGTCCACGCAAACCTCGACTACTCCTGTACCAGTTTTACGTTTTATAAAAAATCCAGCAGCATGTGTACCACTTGCAGAAGTATAAACGTCATGGATTAAAGTACAATTCGCTCCAGAAGCAGTTAAAGTATTTTTATCAGCAACGGTTGTACCATCTATTAAGACAACATTCCCAGCCGTTACAGAACCGTTTGCTGCTGTCCATTCCGCATGAGTGAAATCTCTATATGAAGCTGAGGTTACTACATTTGTTGCTTGAGGCCATTCTGCAAGACCCATGCCCCCTGTAATAGGATCACCACCAGCATCAGTATTATAAAAATCTGAGCCATCCCATCTTGCTCCGTAAATCGCAGGTTTATTAATAGGTATCTCGTTATAAACTCCCAAATTGTCTTTAACCCATATTACACTTGAACAAGCGTATGAACCTGAATAAGCCGTTAGCCAAGCCTCTATACTGGCTGATGATGTTAGGTCAAGTTCTATTGCACCAACTCCTGAACTCCCATCTATTGGAACAACAGCATCTCTTATCACATCTCTTATTATATTTCGTATCATAAATCCACCTTTAATTACCGTACAATTTCACAGACTACATCTCTGACAACAGGTTGAACAACATCACTCACCATACTTAGTCCTGTTGATTCTCCGCTATAACTTAAATCAGCATTGCCACCAGCGCATAAATATTCTCCTGGATCACATATAATAACTATATCACCAGCATATATTAGGGTGGCATTTGAACCAGTATGTATAAAGCTACCACTATCACTTCTTAATATTCTATTTGTACTAAGATTGTTATCAGTTCCTGTTAGAGAGAACGTGCCATTTTCAATATCTATAAGACTGTTTTCTCGTAGCGTAACATCAAAACCAGTTTGAGTATATGTTCCAGAGTCAGCAGAGATTGTTTTTGCTCCACCAAAGTTTACATCTGAACCTGTTAATAAATACTCGCCTGTTTCTATGTCTATTACTCTGTCATAAAGAAATGATATGTCTGAGCCTGTTTGAGTATAAGTCCCACCATCTGCTGTTATTTTTCTATTAAAAAGTAAGCTTGCATCTGTACCTGTCTGAGAATATGTGCCTGAGTCAGCACCTACAAGAGAACCTTTTAATAAATCTGCTGCGATTCCTGTTTGTGCAAATGTACCACTGTCTGCTGTTAATGTGTAACCGCCACTTGCTACTGGAAACTCAAAAGCACCAATATCAGTTGTTGTATCTTGTGGTCTTGATGTGCCTATTATATCATCACTTGGTGCGCCTGTATTTGTTCCTGCATTATATAATTCAGAACTTGCATCTTTTACAGAAAAATCACCATTTGGTGCATCTGTTACAAGAGCTGCATAATCACTTGCTGTTTGTGTTATTTGAAAATTTCCTGTTCCTGTTTGAGCATCATCAGATGCGCTATATGTTACTGTATAAGTTGTAGCGCCTCTATCATCAAAATCATCTTGTGTATTAAATACCAGGGCATTTAAAATTGTAACAGTAACTAAATCAGCAGATGTAAAAATTCCATCATTCAAACAATCATAAACAGTAATATTCTTACAAGTTAAAGTAGAACCAGTAAAATCAAGTGCTCGTCTACTAATTGCATATATAATAGTATTTTCTATTTCTAAATTTGTAGTTGTCTGAATCCCTGAGATACCATGAGAAAGACCACCAGAGGCTGAACCGTTTGTTGTAATAATACAATGAGTAAGTCTTATTAAGTTATTTGTAGCAGTTTGGCTCCTTACAATAACACAAGTTTTATAAGTAGAAGATGAGTAAATAGTTTTTATTTGTAAGCCGATAACTGTTATATAATCTTCTCTAAGTTGTATAACAGTATCATCTGTAACTTCAAGCCTATAAGCTGAAGTATCCCAAGAACCATCATGTCTATCAGCAGAATCAACTTGTATAACAATATCGTAAGTATCTGAAGTTGTCCAGCCAAGCCCAATTAATACAGTGGTTGTGTCAGCCGTTCCGGAGCTTGATTTACAATGGAAAATTATATTATCTTCATCAGAAACAAGGTCAGATTCTCTTGCTGCTTCTGCTGCACTTAAAGAGGTATAAGCGTTTGTCCAATCAACACCAGTACCGCCACCAGTTGCATCAGGATCAATATATGCATTAATTTCTGCCATTATCTACTGTCCTCTAATGTTGACAAAACAACTTCTGTTTTTGTATTTATTGTTAGAGTGTCGACTATAGCTATTTTATCAGTAGCATCAATAATATTTGTGACTTGATATTTTCTTTTTTCTATTACCACTGTATCAAAAACATCCTTTTCAACAGTAGCAACCTCTTTTGTGAATGGTTCTGCATACTTCTCAGCAGACTCGACGCTCATACCTGTTTTTTTAACTACTGCAAAGGATTCTTTATCAAAACCCCTTTTGTCCCAATACCCGTCAGGGCGAACTTCAATAATATCACCTTTTTTATAACAAGAAGAAAATTTTTTAATTTGTGCTTCTGTCAACTTCACACCTACTGACCAGTGATTTTTATTATATATTAGAAATTCAGCCATATTTACTTTCTTTCCACCTTTACTTTCTTGCTGCATTTTCTACACTTTAAAACTTTTCCTTCCATTGGTTCTTCTATATCGTTATTACAGAACCCACACTCTGGACAAGTAAAACCGCATATAGTTCTTTCAAAAATAGATACTTTTTTCATAACCTCCCCCTATTCAATAGTTATTGTTATGATTGTTGGAGCTGTTATAGAGATTGGTATATTATTAGGTGGTGGTGTATACCCTTCTGTTGTGGTGTATATGACAGTATTGCTTACAGGAGATTCACCAACATTGTTATATGCTTTCATCGTAAAAGTATAAGTTGTATCTGCAAGTAATTGTAAATTCGTATCAATATCAAGTATTTCCAATACATTTCCTGCATCAAAATTAAAATCAGTTATCTCATCTGTATAATAGACATTATAGCCGTCAACAATTCCTGTTGAAGCATCCCACCTTAAATCTGTTGCACTTGCTATCCCAAAACTTACCAGTAAAAATATTAAAACTAAAAATAATTTCTTCATGTTCATTTTTCTCTTTCCAGCTTAACTATTTCAACCCTTATGGCTTTTAGCTTTACTTGTCTTTTATGAACTCTAATTATTTCCTTCTCCTCTTTCTTTCTCAACTCAGCAAGAGTTTTCTTTTTACCAAACATAAAACCCCCTTTACGCTAGTGTTAATACACTTGCACCAAAGTCAATATCAAAAGTTTCGCCATTAGCCAATGTTACTTCTGAGCCGTAATCCCACCATCCAATCAATGGATCTGTTAGTGCTGCTGTTGTATCATTATAGAGTACAACATACTGGAAAGGGCCAACTGCTCCTGTAGCTGTCACTGTAATATCAACACCTGTTAAAGTTCCTGTTCCACTTGTCTCAGACCAATCATTCTGAATGTCTGCTGCTGCATAACCATTCTGTTCTGTTGCTCCTGCGAGGTCTCCTTTAACAGAATCAGCTGATGCTGATGGAACATTATTAGTAAGATAAACTCTTAGTGTATCTCCTGTTGCTGCTAAGTCATGTACTTGGTCGCCCAAATCTCCTACAAAGCACTCAAATTTATTAAACGTGGCCATTCTTTACTCCTTGTTATTAATTAACTATTACTATTCCACTTATATGAACTGTAAGTTGGTCTGCTGTCTCTGCTATTGCTGATATTAAGTCCCCTGCTTCAAGTACTTGTCCTGCTAATTCCCATAATGCAACCGACTCTCTATTACCAACACTCTTTTGATTAACTATGATAGTATCGTCTCCAACCGCACCACCAGAAGGTACTCTATGTGCTGATATATACTTAGTAGTGGTTGTGTCGTTCGTTACAACAGCTTTCGTTATCGTAACTATGCTACCAGTAGGGCAAGTGTATAAAGTAGTATCTGTAGCTGCTGGTTGACCGTTGTATATGTCTATAAAAGTATTACTCATATATTATCCTAATGTTTTGGTTCATGTTCATACCATGTAGCTTTAAAACTCACAATATTAGCAGCACTACCAGATGTAAATGTTCTTAAATAGGTTGTATTTCTTTTTAATATAATCTCATCTGTTCTTTTAGCTTCTCCACCAACATCAGCTTTCCAACCCTCACCACCAACATTTGCTATACTAATATTTAATCCGTTTGTAGTTGCTGCATCGGTATCAGAATTGATAATCATTTGGGAATTGTTAATTTCATACACATCGTCTTGCTCAAAGTTATTACCAGTACCACCTATTAAAGCAGCAACGGTTACTGTTGTGGCATCATTATCTGTTATAATAGCACTACTCAAATCTGTTTGGTTAAATACTTGTAAACCAATCAATTCATCAATAGTCCATGCTTGAGATGTGTCTGTAAGAACAGTTGAACTTGCTCCTGCTGGTGTATGTGTACCACTCCAACAAGTCTTATTTCTATTATTAGCGTGTATGGTAATTCTATCACCATTTGCCATTCCACCTACTGGATTTTCATATAATGCAGATGTTAGTACACCATTGCTTGATATCATCCAAACAAAGTGTGACTCTTTATCTGAGTCGGGGGTCATTATAGAAGCTCTCAATACACCACCATCACCAAGAGTTGCAGTCCCTTCAATATAATAGTGGCTACCAGAATGTATTTCATGGTGTTCATATCCTACTGTCTGTAATGAATTAGTAGAGGCATCTATTCTAACTTGGTCTATTTCACCATCACCGCTACCCCATCTACCAGTTAAGACTTTCCAAAATCCACCCACTATCTCCACCCCTCAGTAGAATTATATTTAACAATAGCACCTTCTTCATCTTCAAACGTAGCCGATACTCCATCACCACCACCTAATAGTGTTTCTGTTCCATTAGGGTCTACTGTAAGAGTGTTACCACTTGAACCTACATTGTACCATTCATAACAAGTACCAGCGACACCAACAGGGATATTAATAGTTATATCACCACCGTCTGTATCTGCGAATATAACACCATCTGTAACTAACAATGTATAAGGAGAATCTGTGTTGATAATCCTTGTTTCGCTATGTATTCTACCACTATCTGTTTCTAACACACCAAGAGTTTTATCCCATAATAATCTTGAATCAGAATACAAAGAACCTTGATTATTAAACTGTACCTCTTTGTTATTACCAGTTAGAGAAACGTCTTTAGTCATATTAGCAAGTGCTTGTAGTACATCACCAGTAGAATCATCACCACCAGAACCATCTCCAGAACCAACAGTAGATACTGTATTGGACTCTTTAGATTCATTTACAGCTTTCTCGACTGCAATAAAGAACCTATGCCAAGTAGGCTCAACCCTGCCAGCTTTATCTATTAATAATACCTGTCTTGGTGGTACGCTTGCTATCTTACCCATATTCTACCACTCAAATCCAAAAGTTAAGTCGCCTGATGTATAATCACCCTGTTTGCAAATAGCTCTCCATAATCTATCGTGTCCAATAGAATCTATTACTTTAGCGGTTACTGCTGTGTAAGGACTACCATCTTCATCTACAAAGGTATCTTCTCCTGCTCCCTTAAACTGTAATGTAACATCACCAGAACCTTCTGACACGCTGAATGATATTCTCTTGTCACCATCTACTACTACTGACTCAGGTATCTCTTGTGTGAAATATCCTGATACTCCTGGTGCTGTGTCTACAATTACTTTTGCGTAGTATTTTCCATTTAATTCAGCATTAGCCATTGTTGTTTCTCCTTATTTTAATCTTTTTTTTTGTTCTCGTATCGCCCTATTGCGTTCAAACTCTCTAATTCTTCTCATATATTTCTTAATAGTCTTTTCGTGAAGCTTATCATTCTTCCCTCTTTGAGAAGATTTCTGGTATTGAGGTGTATTTATCATAGCGTTCATTTTATTTTTAGCCTTAAATCCAAAAGTTTGAACGTACTTTCTATAAATGTCATCATCTAATTTGACTCGTTTACCATTTATATTTACAGTTTGGTCTGGAACTCCAGGATAAAACCCAAGCTTTTCAAATTCATCTTCTACTGCATCTGATTTTTTATCAGTCCACTTGAACGGTAGCCATTGTCTTAACATACCACCTGGAATAATAGCATCTTCACCCCATACATTAAGTTTTGCAGGAGGCTTATCTACCAACCAAGGCAATACAGAACTAAAAGATTTTTGGTACTCATTACCTTCCCTTGCTTTTGCGTTACCTTCTGTACCAACTTCATAAGCTCTACTCATAGACCTAAAGAAAGAAGAATAAGGAACAAATGATGCCCCGAACCTTGCTATTGAACCTTTAGTTTTTTGATGTCTATTCATAACAGCCTGCAATCCTTGAAAATAAGAACCATCTATTACATTATTTTTCATTCCTTGTGCAACTTCAAAGAAAATATCATCTATCTTTTTCTGGTCTGTCTCTTTAGTCATTGCTTCTCTTGCAACATAAGCTGAAGCTATTACTGTGTTAAATGGTTCGATGCGTCTATAAGATACCCATTTATCACCCATCTTAATCGACCAAGGTAGCTTGCCTTGTCTATACCATGCTTCTCTTTCTGCTTTTGAGTTAGGTAAACTTCCTGTTATTTGACCACTATCCATCTTATCGAATACATAAGCAGCTAATACAGCACCTTCTATTTGTTTTGCTATAACAGAGGGTGTACTATGTCCTCTACCCATTCCTCTTGAGACTGCTTCTTTAGCTAATCCAAGTCCAGGTGTTAATTCAATCCCTCGTTTCATTAGATTAGAAATAGTATTGACAAAAGGTAAAACCGTAAACTTTAAAGTTGGCCCAAGTACAGGTAAATTCCTTACTTTTATGATTGTAGAAGTAGCAGGGTCAGGATTATCCATGAAAGTAAAATGTTTAGCTTGCTCCATTGCTTCTAAATGCTGAGAATCTGTTAGTTTTTCTGCAAACTTATTCTCAAAAATAGCTCTTTCTGTGCCTTTTAATCCTTTATTATTAGAAACTCTCCTTGCCATTTGTCCTATTGCTGCATCATAAGCCATTGCATTTGCCCAAGCGTCTAAAGCTCTCAAGGCATTTGTAGGAGGAGTTATAAACTTACCAATTTTTCTAACAGTAGCATTAGGACTTCTATCGAAAGCACCTAAAGATGAACTCATCTCTTGCGCCCATTTAGTTTCAAACTCTTGAATTTTACCTGTCCTTATTACTTGTCCTGCCATTGTCCTACCACGCTTAAAACCTGATTTATATCCAAGTAGCATAGGTAAAAGCTCATTAATAAATCGTGTTCTTGGCTTGCCTGTTAGTTTTGAATATGGCATATCAACAATGGCTGTTGCCATAGCATGAGGTATTTGATACATAGACCATAAAGTGTTTCCTACTGTATTCACAACATGAGTAGGTGGGCCAGAAAGTATTGAGTTATACCAATATTCTAAAGCATAGTCAGAAAGTTTAGGATTCCCAAGACGTTTAATAAACCGCTTGACTTCCATGGGGTTAGACCTGTCTAATTCTGTTAATTCTTTTAACTCTCTTTTGTTTAACCCACGTTTCAACTTAACAAAAGCTGATGCCATCGCCCTAACAGAAACTTCTTTCTTTTGTGCATTTAAGTCTCTACCAGCTTCGCTTGCTGCTTTGTTTAAAGGTTCCCATATTTCTTTATTAAACTTATCAAACTCAGCATTGAATTTTTCTGGTGTTTCTTTTAAGACATCTTTAAGATTATCAATAGAAGCAACTTCTATTTTACGCATAGCGTCTTTCTCTACTACGTTTAGCTTCTCCCCTGCTTGTGCTTTTTTTAAAACTGCGTCTGTGGCTATTTTATTTGATAATAATTTTTCACTTAAAACATCAAGCTCTTCCCATGTCTGAACTTTTTTCTTAGACCCTTTAGCTATCTCAGCTTGAAATTCTTTAAACTCTCTTGGCACGTCTTGTTTCTCAAGATTAACTGATTTAGCATACTTTTTAAGCTCAGTTGTTTTCTCTCCTAATAGAGCTGCTACTTTTGGGTCTATTTTTAAATCAATAAGGTATTCTTCAACAGTCTTGTTTACTCTCTTAGCGTTTCTCTTGAATACTGTTAAATCCTTTTTAAGCCTATTATAAGCCTCGTTTTGTCTAAGGGTACGAGTAGCATTGCCTATTTCTCCACGTTCGCCTAATAGGGCATTAACGTCCTTTAAGGTGTCTTTTAACGTCCTTTCTTTATATGGTTCAAAGTCTTTTATTACACCTTTTTCTTTTAATGATGTCTCCATCTCTATTCTATCTTTTTCTAATGGTATCTCTTTAAAAGTAGATTTAAGTTCAGCTTGCTTAGCATTATATTCACTCTCAGCTTTTAAACTTTCTTCTTCTCTTGCAAGTTTCTTTAAAGGTTTACCTTGTATTTTTTGCTTTGCACGTCTTATGTTAATTTCGTTTGCGTTAATTTCTTTAAATTCATTTTTTGTTTTTAAAGAGACTTCTTCTACTGGTATTTCTTCAAACACTCCTTTATATTCATCAACTTTTGTTTTATATTCAGTCTCGGCATTTAGGCTTTCTTCTTCTCTTGCAAGTCTTTTTATTGGTTTCCCTATAACCTTATTCTTAGCTCTACGGATATTAATCTCGTTCATCTTTTTTTTCTTAAACTCAATACCTTCTGGAGTTTGCAAGTAACCTTCAAGTTCTTCTGTACTTTTATCAAGTAAGCTTTTAGCCTCTGCTTCTGCTTTAGCTCTTTCTTGACCTTTTAGTTTTTTAGCATTATCAAACATCTCCCTTGATTTCTTAATCCCTGTTTTCCAAGTAGCGTGTGAACCAGCAAGGACACCTACCTCAAGAGTAGACACAAGAAAATTATGTGCGTTAGGGAAAGCGTCTTTATTAATCCAAGGCTCGACTACAACTCCTAATCCTTTATGAAGTTTATCGAAACCTTTTCCGACAAGTCCTGTACTTGTTTTACCTGACTCTGATTTAGCACCTTCAACCAACCCACCAAGAGAAGATATATATTCAGCTACTTTATGACCCATTTCCTCTTGTTCTTCTGGAGTCTTTGGATTACCAAATCCTAAAGCCTTCTGTGCCTGTTTTACAAGTTCAAGTGGTTTCTCAACAGGAGTGTCTTTAGCAAGTTTCTCGATAGAATTTTGAATTTTAGAACCTGCGACAGTTCCAAATTGACCAGCTAAAGCAGGGAAGAACATTGCTGCTCCTACTCCAAGAGTTTTAGCAGTTTCATATGTTCCAACAGCTATATCTTTTGCTTCTTTTTTGTAATCTATATCACCGAATCCACGTTTAAGTTTACCTTCTTTTCTACCAAATACCATCTCAGCTCCACTTAATGGTTCTGTCTGGTAATCAATAGATTGTTTCATAGCATCACTATCAGGTGTGCCGAAGTTTAACTCAGGCAATGGTTCTGCATTACCAAAGTTTAATGGTGGTAGTTGTGAAGAACTAAAATCTAAAGCAGGAAGTGGCAAAATATATCTCCTTATTGCTGAGAATTTTTATATGCGTTAATTATTTCTTCATCTGATTTATCAGGATACATTGTTTTATACTGTTCAAGAATAGCAGGGTCTATCTCTGCTTGTGGTGTTAATGCCCCTTGATTAGCTCCCATGTCTGCTCCCATTGCTGCTACTTGTACTGCTTGTGGTGCTGTTTCATTAGGGTCAGGTGGTGTCTCAGGTGGTAATGGTTCTGTTCCAAGCTTATTCCCAACCATACCCATAGATTGCTCATAGTTAGCTCTTATCTTCGGTGGCATCTCGTCAGGACTACCATACTTATTAAGAGATGTTTTTATAAATTCCTGTGCGAGACTTATCTTTTCATAGTTTTCTTTTGCATCAGCTTTTGTTTGTTCTGCTAATAATTTTGCATCAGCTTTTTTCTGTGCTTGTCTCTCAGCTTCTAAATCTTTAACAGTTTTATAATTAGCACCTGATAATGCAGCAGACCGTTTACTCATATAAGTCTTATATTCTACTGCGTTCATTGCTGAAATTTTATCAGGACTTTTTAATATATTAGGTGACAAACCAGTTTCTTTTATTGCCCAACTATGTAGATCGGCATAATCTTCTTGACTTGTATTCGGTAAAAATGATGCAATATTTGTTAATGCTTTCTTCATATTGTCTAATTTCTTACCTCTTACATCAGCTTTAGCCATTGCATTTTTAGATTCGTTTTCTGTTCTTTTCTGTATACGTTCGTTTAATTTAGTTAGGTCAGACTTACCTTCTGCTTTTATAGCAACAGCTCCACCTACTCCTTTACCACGAGTATTTGCCAATGCTTCTGCTCTTGATGGTATTCCTCTATCTCTTTTACTTTTACCAACTCTCACTCCACCACTACCTTGAAAAGATTTTCTTGATGCTAAAGCCTGTGCCATTATTTCTGGATAATCTGCCATTAGAAGTCCTCCCCTGCTTGAAATGCTGCATAAGCATAGTCTCTCTTTGATTTAGCAGCTTCTTGTTGTGCTATGATATCACCAGCAGCAACCTGTCCACCTGAGTAAGCATTAACACCTGTTGTTTCTTCATTAGCTGATGCCTGAGTACCTCTAAATCCTTCATTAGCTTGATCACGCGCTCCTGTCATACCTATGTTACCCATTTGAGTGGAAGCCGTCATACCGTGACCAGACATTCTTTCTAACGGCTCCATTGATTCGTAATAACGTCTTAGAAAATTATCATAATCCTCAGTAGCAAGATTCTGTGAGTACCTTTGTGATTCCTTAATAGCTCTACCACTTAATACTCCACCTCTTGCAGCAGCAGACCTCTCTACAGCTTTTTGTGCTTCATCTTGTCTGAATTGATAACCAGGACTTTCTTTAAATTCTCCAGGGCCAGCATCAATCTTTGACTGTAATTTACCCAAAGCATCAGTACCAGCCTGTCTCCAAGGTTGTAAATATCCTTGTGCTTGTTCCGTAGCAGCTTTAGTTCTTGCTTTGGAAATAGCTAAATTCGCTTTATATGAAGCAGAGTTTTTAACAGCTTGAGCCTGTTGGACACCGCTTGCCATTCTCATTATTTCTGCTTGTCTTTTAGCAGATGCTTTTGTCTCTTGGTCTACTTTCATACGAGCTTTTTTTGCATCTAATTTAATCTGCCATAACTCGCCAATCTGACCAGTACGTTTACCTGGATTATTTTTTCTATACGTCCAGTTATTTGAATTTTGTATACGTTTCTCTCTTGCGGTAGTCATTATATCACCTCATATCCAGAAATCCTGCATCCGATTTTATTCGTTACTGATGCTAACATAGAAATAAACCCCCCTGATTCTAATTCGTGATTAACAATATCTGGACAAGACCACGTTTCTCCTGCTCCTATCGGTTTCTCTTTAGTTATTCTATTGGCATAACCAGCAGAACCACCAGACGTTATTAAATTTATCGTTACTGTCACAACACCAGTATCGTCATTAGTAAATGTTGCTTTTTGTATAACTGTTCTTTTCGTTGATGTATAATAAGTAACAGCAGCATTTGTTAAAGGCACACCATCTACTATGGCTATTGGTACTGTTGACATTAGTTCTCCTTTAGAATTTGCATGGTTTTAAATTACCATAAGCACCTATCAATACTATCTTAACAGGTTCTGTAATAGTGAGTTCGTATATTCTATTTCTTGATTTACCAAGACTTCTCCATAATGCTCTTGTTCCATATCCTTGATATTCTCCGATTGATGTAGAATATTCAGAACTCCAAGTATTCCCACCATCATCTGACCATCTCAATACTGCTTGTGGGTCATATCCATCTGCTGTGCTTGCAACATCTAATCCAACTCCTGCTTCAAATTCAACCTCAATTTTATTGTGCATAACATTAACTCGTTCTTTATTTAAAATCTGAGTTCTTCTTCTACGTTTAATAGCATCGCCGTTGTCTGTGTAGATATCCATATCAAGATAATATAACTTACCATTTGTCCTGCTTCCGATAATAGTCTTTCCAGCAAACAATATCCCACCATCTATACCACTAATACCTTTGTGTTGACCATAACTGGCAGAATATTTTTCTGTAGTAACAACAGCAGAAGCTCCAGAAAGATAACCACCAAATGAAAGTCCATTAGTTAAAGTTCCTGTTCCAGCACCGTAATAAACTGCCGTAGCTAAATCTCCACCAGCAGCCCACGCAGTACCGTTATATTCTTCTGTGCTTTTTATTGCCGTACCTAACTTTCTTCCACCAAAACTTAAAGCTGCTGCTAGTTCTCCTGCTCCAGAATGAAGTTCAACAACCGCACTTAAATCACCACCTGCTGACCAAGCTGTACCATTATACTCTTCTGTATTTACATCTTCTGGTTGAGAATTAGAAGCTCCGCCAAATGATAATCCTGCTGTTTGTAATCCACAACCAGCATTTTTATCTGTTGGTGTGTTTAAATTTCCGCCATTTGTCCAAGTTGTTCCATTATATTCTTCTGTTATAACTGACGCACTACCAGAAACATACCCACCAAATGTCAGTCCTGCTGCCTGTACACCAGCACCACCAAAACTATTTCTTGATGTAGTTAAATCACCACCTGCTGACCAAGCTGTACCATTATACTCTTCTGTTAAAACATAACCAGTAACTCCGTTTGTTCCACCAACAGAAACTCCAGCAGTATTTAACCCAAAACCAGCTGTACCATATCTATCTATACTTGTACTCCCACCGATGCTCCATGCTGAACCATTATATTCTTCTGTTACTTTAGAATCAGCAAGAGATGTTGCTATTGGATCAGAACCACCGTTAAAACTCAAAGCAGCAGCATATGTACCACAAGCAGATAGTCTGTATTTGCCAGTATTTAAATCTCCTCCTGTTGACCAGTTACCCATTACAGACCTCCATTAATTGTGTTTGATTGTCCGCACTGTATGGCTTTAAAACTATACTTAAAACACCTTTATCTTTACAAGCTATAAGACCAGATTTTAATTGTCCTATTAGATTTTGTTTCTCAGAAGGAGAACCATTCTCTCCCATCTCAATAGCTTGATTTATCCATCTTTGCGTATAACTTATTAATTGGTGATTATCTACATTATCAAGTTCTATCTCTGTCATTTCTGCTGATTCTATACCTTTGATATCAGACCATTCTAAAAGCTCTCTAACTTTATGGGCAGCAGCACGTTTCATTTCTTTCAGTCCATATTTCTTTTGTTCTATTTTTATTTCTAACAATTCTTTTTCTAAATCGTCTGACTCATTTATTAACTTTCTTTGTAGTTTTTTAAGTTTAACTTGTCCTATCCTATATTCAAACGATAACGCAAGAGTACCACCCATCATAGTGTTTTGTTCTCTCATGGCTTGCCAATACTTACTTGCATGAGTAGGGAATTTTAAGTTATTAAGAACAGATACGTCCATTTCAGTTCTTGTTCTATGGACTTGTACTTTTTTAAATGTCTCAGCTAATTCCGTATCAAGATTTTGCAATATCTGTAAATCGTTCTTAGAAAATAGCTTTGAAGTCGTTAATTCTTTTATCATTCCACACTACTCCATTCATGCCACATGCCTGTTTTAACATTACATACCCAAGTTTTATCCTCAGAAGGGAAATCTATTACATAAAAAACCATACCCTCTAACGTGTATGTATACCCTACCGCATCATCAGTTGTACTATAGGTTGAGATTTGATAATTAATACCTATTGTAGACATAACTTCAAAGCCATATCCCTCTGATTTTCCTACTGTTAGGTCATCTGTAAGCCAATATAAAACACCTTCTATTTCTGCAAGTGATGTTAATGATTCACAACCTATGTCTATAATTGCTCCAGGTACTCTCTCAAATGGGAAATCTGCATTACCTGAGTTATAATAAATCTCTGTCGTGTGATCTCCGAATAACCATATATTTTGTCGTGTTGAACCGATACCAACTAAATTATCAGGAGAGGCTTCTGCTGTAATAAAATCTAAAGCATCCCATGTATTACCATCATAAAGCTTAGAGATATTCATCTTCCCTGTATTTAAGACAGTTACACAAAAATAACCATCAAAGAATATACAATCTGTAGCTGCTGGAAAATCTGCATCTGCAATAACAACCATTGCACCACCAGAAACTATATAACCAGAAGTAGTGCCGTCACATATTAATGTTTGTGTTCCGTTGGTAGCCATACCGACATGACCAGTTGCGGTTGTTATTGTCCCTAAACTTGTAGCAGTGCCAGCTTCTGTTACTTCATATACAGTAGCACCGACAACCGCATAGAGTTTATCTCTCATTACATGAAGTCCACGAACAATAGCTGATGTAGCAGGTTCGCTGAATACTCCAAGTCCTGGTGTATTAAACATGGCAATAACAGATTTACTTTCCTCATTCGTATCAAGAACAGGAAATAAATTTATGCTCTGTTGAGCATTTAAGCTCTTAGAACGCCCCTCATAAGCCATTCCTAAAAACGGAATCTCCAATTTACACCCCCATATCTGGTTGAAAGTAAGTTGAAGCTTTCTCTGTATCGTATGTCTCTGCCATCCATAAAGCTGTCTTGGCTTCTTCTTTTAAATTCTTATCTACTTCTGCACCTTTTTTGATAGCTATTCTGATAGCAAGATTTAACACTATTGCGTCTATCCATTCTTGTGGAAATTCAGCAGTATCCGCAGAAGCATCGAAATCTGATATTGGTTTTTTGATAGTCATTTTGATAGTTGTTTTTGGTTCGATATTGGTAGGCCATACATAAAACTTTCCGTTAGATAGTTGTGGGTCATACCAAAATTGTGTTACAATCCCTGTACTTGTCTTGTCAGATAGTTGCATATATTCTTCTCTTGATATTCTCGTAAGAGGAATTTCATTACCACTATCAGCTACACTACGAGCCTCAACTATCTCTATTGGTCTTTGTGCTTTTGATGTATAACTATATACGTTATTGTCTATTGCACAAGCTCCTGTTAAAGCTGCTGTTAAAGTCACTGTATTGACTGCTGGTGCGCCGTTTATAGTAGTCCATTGTATTGTGTTGTCATCAAGCTCTATGCCTATATAATCGCCTGTTGTGAGTCCAGAAATGCTATCTACGTCTATAGTTAAGTCTGTTGCTATCCCTGCCACTTTTAATTCAGTCTTTGAAGCATCTGAGGTAGTTGTAAAGTTATCTCCTGTTGCTCCCAAAGAATAAGATTCTCCTTCGTAAGAAAGGAATAGTGTGCATTTCTGATTAAGCCATAACCCTATATTACGAGTCTGCCAACCCTTTAGCATTGTATTTAAAGTAAACCTACCATCTGCGTATTCATTTGTAGTAGGAGTTTCACCAACAGCAACAGCACCAATATATTTATAAGCATCTGTTATAAGTTCATCGCTTGATGGATTAAAATCGTATGAGCCTGATATTGTCATGTTATCTCCTACAAGTCACTACTTGTAACTTCGTTATCAGACAGAAAATAGTCTGTTGGTTGTGGTCTTGGTTCGTTTACAGCTTGTTTATCTGCTTTCGCTTTAACAAAGTCCTGTGGTTGTCTTGTTTCGAAATCTTCTTTACATACCCATAGACCATCCCAAGTCTTGCGAGTTTCACTTTGTCTAAAGCGTTTTCCGCATCTATCACAAATTCTCCAAAACTCTCCAGGTATATAAGTCATGTTTAATTCTTTTTATTAAATATTGTATTAATTATCTTTTGTGCTTTGTTTTCTTTAGCCTCTTTATTTATCTCTATATATATTTCTTTTGTGTCACTATTAAATATAACTTGTGTTACATCTAATATACCCACATCCATAATATGCTCTTTCCCATCTACTTCATCTGGTTGGAAATTCAGTCTTGCCATGATAACTCCTATCTATTATTGCAATCCATGTTAAAATCATATAAGCTGTTACTGCAATATGTAATGGAAAGTTTACAAAGCAGTTTATTAATATTATAATTGATGCTACTACTAATATATCGTTTGCTTTCTTTAGCCTTATCCTTAGTGCTAATAAAAATCCTATTAATATAATTATAAAGGGCATACCCATTTCAAAAATTCCTTGGACATATTCGTTATGTGCTGTTGGCATCCATACACCTCTACCACCTATATCAATATTCACAAATATATATTTCCAATGTCCGATACCTGACCCTAATAATGGGTGCTGGATATATAACTTAGCAGCTACTACCCATGTGTCCCATCTATGAATTATACCTGGGGTATCTATAAGTAAGAAACCTATTAGTAATAAAACGAATACTCCAACAACAACTCTTTTATCTATCTTATTCCAAGAGTAATATAACCCACCAATAATAACAGCAAGCACACCACCGAATGATTTAGATAATGCTAACCCTACCAAAACAATAGGTATTAATAACCACCATTTCTTTCTTAAAAAAGCAGGAAAGCATAGTGCTAATACGGCAGATGTCTCGTTTTGATTACCCATAACACCAGTGCAAAGGTCTTTAGCTCCATTACTTAATGGATCGAACAATGGGTCTATATTTAAAAATTGTAAACATAAAAAGAAAACATTAACCATTGCAATTAAACACATTGCATTTAAGATTAAATCAACATCTCCTTTCTCATACACAACATAATACCAAAGCAACCCATAAAATACTGCGTGTGATGCTAAGAAAGTTGCTTTATCATATTGTGGGAATAAGGAGGATATACAAACAATGATAGCAAACATAGCCATCCATTTATTTATCCCCCATAGTAAATACGCAAAAACAGCATAAGCTCCAACCTCTGCGAGAAGCTGAAACGATATCCTAAGATCATCTGTAGGAAATCTAAATACCGCAATAGTAAATAGCACTATTGGTATTAATATTCTGTATTGTTTAGTTATAATAACCTTGTATTCCTTTTATCTCTGTTGTGTTATCTGTAGTTCCAGCGTTCCAAATATCTACTGTTAAAAAGTCACCAGCAGTTATAGCTGCTTCACCAGTTGCATCTATTGTTAATGCTATAACTTCATTCTCTGTTGCTAATGTTGTAGAAGTTGGCGATACAGCATCTTGAGCTATTGCTGCTGCATCAAATACAACATCATTTCTATTAACCCATAACTGCCAATCTATTGATTGGTCTGCATATGAAGCAGAAGAACTTGAACTCATTAAAATTCTAAATCCCAATCCACTTACATAATCAGCAGGAACTCTAAACGTCCACTGACACTTTACTTGTTCCGCAGATGAAGCATACACAATAGCTGGAACACTATCTGCCTCTGCCATTCCTGGTGCAGTTGTCGCATCATTACCCATTACCCCTGTACCGTCTAAAAAAGCACCTACAAGTGGCAAATCAAACGTCTTATCGCTATATACAGTTCCTTCAACGTATAAATCACCTGCACCTATTCCTGTTGGAGCTGTATCTGTATATGGAGCTATCCATACACCACTCTCAAACCCTGTCATGCCTACTGGCTGGTCTGAATAACCAACCACCGCAAATAATAACACAGACATAACTATAACGAATATTTTACTTTTATTCATAATAATTCTCCTCTGTCTATGCTGGTTGTGAACCATAAAGACCTCTTGGGTCAGTATTACCAACAGAAAATCTCATATAAGATTTTGCTTTCGCATTATCTGTATCGAAATCATTATCCTGTTTTAGAGCATCGTTTGTTCTGTCATACATTATCATACCTCTTGGTGCATTAGTTCTTACAAACCAAGCGTCAATATCAGTAAAATAATGATTCATCTTAATGCCTTTAGGTAGCGCATTTACAAGTTTAAGTACATTAACAGCGTTGTTAGCTGTATAATTCTGCAATGTAGATTTTAAAATTCTGTTAGCATTGTACCACTCACTCGGATGGATATGTAGACTCTCGCCCATTAATGATATTTTAAGACCCTTATCATTAACAGCTGCCATAATCTGGATTTCAATATCTTCCAAAGAAGCCTCAGATAAATCAGCAGCAGTAGAGAGTACATTACTCCAATCACCAGCAGTTGAAGGATGATCTGCAACACATAGTGCCTTACCATCTCCATATGTATAAGATGTATTAAAGGCTCTATTATAAGCATTAGCAGCTACAATTTCTTTAGTCTGCCTCATAGAGAAAGCATTTGACTGCGCTCTACGTTTACTTACTTGCTCATATAAACCATCATCTTGTTCCTCACGAGTACAAATATACCCAAGTGCATAAGCAACATGAGTGTATCTTGTAACATACCCCTGAGTTTCATCATCATAAGAGACTGAACCTCCCTCACTTTTAATTGGTGCAAGTCCAAAACCTGTTAGCTGGACATCTTCCTCATATGCCCTACTTGAACCTTCAATATCGTATAAATCTTTAAACTCCTCAGCGTGTTCATCATAAGTACGTCCCCACCACGCCTTAACTCCTGGCCATAGTGCTTTAGGATGATTGTTTGTTGTTATAACGCCCATTTAAAACTCCTTTAGATACCTGTAGTGTATCGTTGTGTATGTAAATTAATCATAACTTCCCACTTAGCATTAACACCAATAGCGTTATCAACTCGGTTGACAAGTCTTAGTATTTTCAACTGTAATGCGTTAGTATGAATAGTGCCTGTATCAAGTTCCGCTCCACTCTTTCCAGATGTGGTAGAACCAGAATCAGTATAAACCAAAGATGCGTTAAGCCCTACAGATGTAGCTGCTAATTCGGCAGCAGCGTCACTCTCCTCCTGAATCTCAAATACAAGGTCAGGGTCATCTGCAACATAAGCAATACGTTCTGTGCTTGCTTCGTTATAAGTTTTTGTTAAGTCAGTTGGTAGCGGATTAAACCCTACTATTACTCCTGATATATAACTTGAACCAGCAGCAGTAGCTTTGTTAATAGTTGGTAATGTTCCAGGCATATTCCCTTTATATTCCAAAAGGTTTGCCGTTCCAGTTATGATAACTGGATCACCAACGAACATAGCTGTTGCATAATCTGACCTAAGATAATACGCAGTAACCGCACCGTTGTAAGGCGCACCGTTCTTATCCTTTATTGGTACTAACCCCAATGGGGTATCTGTGTTAGCCATTTATTTCACTCCTTTAAAAACCTGTTGTGTACCTCTGAGAATGAAGATTTATCATAACTTCCCATTTAGCATGGTCGCCAATAAGATTCCCCTCTCTGTTAACAAGTTTCAATATTTTTAACTTAAAAGTAGCAGTAGTAGCAGCACCAGAACTATCAAGTTCCATGCCACTCTTACCAGATATAGTTGAACCACTATGTGTATAAACTAACTGGGCATTGTTACCAACATCAGTTTCGTCCATTGCAGCCCCACCACTATCTTCTTGAATTTCAAAAACAAGGTCTGGATTATCTGCAACATAGGCAATACGTTCATTCTTAGCTGGATTATAAGTTTTCGTAAGGTCATCTGCATCTACATCGAACCCCACAATAAACCCAGTTAGATATGTACTTCCAGCAGCAGTCGCCTTATTAATCTCAGGTAACGTACCTGGTTCATTGCCTTTATATATAGTGTCATTTGATGTGCCTGATATTAGAACAGCATCACCGATAAACATTGCTACATCGTAATCAGCAGCAAGGTAATAAGCGTTTACAGCTCCATTATATGGCTCACCGTTCCTGTGTCTTATAGGCACTCCACCTAAAGGTGAATCATTGTTAGCCATTTATTTCACTCCTATTTTAATGCCCTCCCTCGGTATATAGCGACCTCCAGCTCCTGGTCTCCCATGAGTGTCCTCACCATGTCGTAGGGCATTTTCCGTTTGATCTATCATTTTCTGCTTCTCGTTTTGATCAGCAGTAAAGTGTACTATCGGTATTTCCATTAAGTATGCCTTAGAACCATCAGAGTTTACTACCTTAGACATAGAATTATCTAAACTATCGTTACGGTTAGCTGTATCTTTGTCTGTAAAATCAGCATCTTCTCTTTCTACCAAACTATAACCGCCCTCAATAGCTTTGTTTATTCTATCGTCTCTATCGTTTATCCATCGTCTTTTATATCCAGCTTTGCTATTTACAGCAAGTCTTTGGCGTGGTACTCCTAATGGTGTTCTTTCTTTTTTAACTGCCTTATTTTTACCATTCATAGCTTTTTAAATACTCCTCTTTTGTAAATCCTGGGATTTCCTTACAAAATCTATCACACGCTGCCTTTTCTCCTGCTGGCAATGATGCGTAGTTTTGTTTACCTTTAGGTGGAGTAGCTTGTTCTGTGCCACTCTCAACTGCGTTTGTAGTTGGTTCTACCTTTTTATCAAATTCATCAGGGAATTTTCTCATAACTTCTTCCTTAACTTCATCATAAAATGCTTTCCCTGTCTTGTTTGTCCGTTTAGCGATGTAAGAAGAAACCGATGTTGCATAATCTCCTAACTCGCTATTTTTATTAAACCATTCGTTTCCGTCTGATATCCATTCATCTAATTCTTCTTGTAAGACATCATCAGTATTAACTTCTGGTACAGTAATCTTCTCTTGAAGAAGGTCTTTCTTTTCTTCCTCAATTTTGTCGAAAGTGTCAGTATCACCATCTTCAACAGCAGACCTCTGTTTTTTAGTTAAGTCTTTAATAGCTCTCTCAACTGATTTCTGTTCTCTGTCTTGTGCATAGCTTCTAAACTCTTTAAATGTATCTGTCATCTTAGAAACTTTTGTGTTTAAATTCTTAATTGTACTGTCATATTTCTTAAGCCGTTCTCGCATAATAGGCAATTCGTTCTTACCACGTTCTAAAAATTTCTCAGCATCTACCCATCTATCAGTATCGCCTTTAAACTTCTCTTGTTCTACCCATCCCATGCGCTTTGCTTCTGCGTCATGTTCTCCTGCTATTGGTATACCTTCGTCTTTTACTGCCTCTACTTCTCCCATACTATCCTCCTATAACCGCTGCTATATCTTTGTCATTTAGCAACTGATATTTTACCTTGTCTATACCTGTAACTTGATATCCAGAGTATTTCCCTATGTAAAGCCTATCTCCAACTTTTGGTATAGTACCTAACCAATTCTCGAATGCGTTTCCACCATGTGCTATCAGGGTGGCTTGCTCTTGCTTCATTTCTTGTTGTTCCTTGGCAGAAATTGGAATCCAAATTCCACCTTTTGTTTGATCTGCTACATCGTCTTTCTTGACCAGTATTTTAAACTCAACTGGACTCAGACCGCTCTGATTTGTCATCAATTACCTCCATTTCTAAAAACATATCTAACCCAAAAATAATACCTATTTGCTTGCCTGTTTCCTCTGC